ACACTCACAATGATCATCCCTACAGTATTTTCCCTATTGTACCTCGTGCTTGGTATGATACACTGGGACAGCTCAGTCAGCATCAAATGAACGACGCTTGGCTCACACAAATTGCGTACAAGCTAGATGTATATGAACGAATCCTGGTATGGGTAACTCATGACCGACAAGATCTCACTGGCAATAACAATGATCAAACTTACCGAGCTCGAGTAATGTATGAAGGCAATCCCAACGATCCTAAAGATTTTCACAATCCTGCGGTCACTCAAAACAGAATGATAGAAACTGAAAAGTTGTCCCTGTACATGCAGAGTCAGGGGATCAGCACCGACTTTTGGCAAAGAGTCAAGGCTGGCACTCAGGATCCTTGGGAAAAACTCAAAATCAATGATGTAAATCAACAGATGAAACAGTTCAAACTGGATTATAACAACCGTATGGTAGAAGCACCAAAACAGCTCTATGATTTCAATTATTATACCAAAGCAGATGGAATCGTGAGCTGGAAAAGCAAAAGCCTGAAATTTGGCGATGCTTTAGCAGCACTGAGCTATGCCTGGGGCCTGACCTGGGATGAGTTGGTTACAGCATTCAAACCTGCGTTTGATCACAATGCCGACGGCCGGGCTGAAAGCACCGATATCAGCATGGTTCACGAGCAAATGAATTTTTTGAAAACTCAAGGACGGCGCCTGCCCCAGCGAGTGTTGGAAATTGGCGGTGGACGAGGCGAAGTGGCCACGGTACTCAGACATATGGGCGTAGACGTAGTCAGTGTAGAACTTGGACCCGAAGCTGAAAAATGGTATGCAGCAACTGCTTATCATTATTTTGGTGATGCAATTGCTCCAGTGATACCAGTAAACAAGCCCATTCAGGATGCTATGAGCGATTTGGACATTTCGTCTTTTGATACCATACTCATGATCGAAAGTCTGGAACACATCCCAGCTGATGCCTTTGAGCCTGTATGGCAAGAGATCAAAACCAAATTCACTGGCAGACTGGTCATCGTAAACTGGCCAGATTACCATCCTATCTGGATTGGTCGTGATGCTGGGCCCGATGAGCACTGCCGTTTGGTAGATGATGCTCTTTACGATTCTTGGTCTTCGGCGGCCAAGGCTGTGTACACTCGACGAGGTAGCCATTTAGCTTTGGATTTCTAACTGCAGTGTGTATAATACAGTATGAAGATCAAAATCAGTGAAATATTCTACAGTGCACAAGGCGAAGGCCGTTTTGTAGGTGTGCCTTCGGTATTCTTGCGTACCTTTGGCTGCAACTTTACATGTTCAGGATTTGGCTGTGCACCTGGACACAAATCTCCCGAGGCTGACAACGTAGCAAAAAATGTACATTTGTACCAGGACTTTGCTAGCCTTCCACTGGTCAACACAGGCTGTGACAGTTATGCTAGCTGGCATCCAGCATTCAAAGAACTGAGTCCAAACGTTGACACAGTCGACATTGTTGATCGCATGTTAGCGCTCACACCCAATCGTCACTGGCTTCAGACCAATGGAAACAACGTTCATCTTGTGATTACCGGCGGTGAACCACTACTGGGCTGGCAACGTGCCTATCAAGATTTGTTGAATCATCCACGCATGGAAGATTTAGAAAATCTTACTTTTGAAACCAACGGCACACAAAAACTACAGCCTGCTTTTGCCAACTATCTCAGCGAATGGAACAAAGTAGGTCGCGAACTTACATTTTCGATCAGTGCCAAACTTTCAGCATCGGGCGAGAAGTGGGAGGAAGCAATCTGTCCTGACATAGTGGCCAGCTATCAAGAGTTAGGCACTGCATATTTGAAGTTTGTGGTAGAAACTCCGGAGCATTTTGAAGAAGTTGACCGTGCAGTCAAAGAATTCCGCGCAGGCGGATTTACAGGTATGGTATATGTGATGCCACAAGGTGGTGTGGTCACTCCTTATGAACATAATCGTGTGCGAGTGGCCGACTGGGCACTGAGTCAGGGCTACTATTACAGCCCTAGACTGCATGTAGATCTTTGGGGCAATGGGTGGGGGAAATGACGCCAGACGTCATGTTAGGAGTATTGGATATGTTTGATTGGTTCAAGAAAAAACCCAAAAAAACTCCCGAAGTCAAGGAGCCGCCCAAGCCCAAGGCTCCGGTAAAGACCGAAAAAGAACTGGCCACCGAACGTGGCGAGCCCTGGGTTGCCATTCTCAAAATGGACATTGATCCCAACAACCTGCACCAAGGTGCGTTTGAGCTTGACTGGAATGACATTTTTGTGGCTAGGCTGGTCAAGGCCGGCTACATGATCAAACGGGAAGACACTGACGCAGAAATTGTGGATCGTTGGTTTCAAAATATTTGCCGACATGTTGTGATGGAAACATGGGAACAAGAGCAAGCTATAAAAAATTCAGGTCTATGGGTGCAGCGCAGAGACATAGGCAATGGTCGCAGTGAAATATCATGAACGACCCGTTGAATCTAAACACGCATGGCAAAACAATAGGTACAGGCCAAGCTGTGTTTATGGGATGCAGTTTTACCACAGGCGTTGGAGTTGATCCTGACCAAAGATACAGTAGTTTGATGGCCAAACATTGGGGTGTGCAAGAAGTAAATCTAGGCACTTTGATCCTCAATAACTACAAAAGTTTTGATGTGTTTTCACAGTTGAAATTTTCATCATCTGGCAATCCTGTTGTACTACAGTTGACTGAACTCAGTAGAATACAAACCTATCAATCACAGGCGCCAAGCATTAGATTTTTATCAAACCAACCAAGTAGATCATACCTTGAAGTTTACAACGATCAATTTTTGATTTTTGAATTGGTAAAAAATCTAAGATGGTTTGTTGCTATGTGTAGAATGCAACGCCTTAATTTAGTAATGTGGAGCATCGCTCGGCTCGAACACTCTTTGCATATGATGTTAGAACAGTATCTCGGCCAGTACCAGGAGTATGTTTTTTTATCAAGCATTCTAGGTGACCCTGAATCATATCGAGTAGACAATGGCAGCGACGGCACTGATCAGTTAGGTACTGGGCATCCAGGACCTTTGAGTCACCAACGAATTGCTGAAAAATTGCTGCACCATTACCACAAGCTATATCAATGATATTCAATCACATCAAAGAACTCAAAGCACAAGGAAAAAGAGTTGGCATCACTTTCTCAACTTTTGACATGCTTCACGCGGGCCACATTGCAATGCTCTCGGAAGCCAAGAATCACTGTGACTACCTCATTGCCGGGCTGCAAACCGACCCAACTATCGATAGACCCGAAACTAAAAATCGCCCTGTACAATCTATTGTTGAGCGACAAATACAGTTGGCAGCATGCCGTTATGTTGATGAAGTTGTTGTATACCAAACCGAACAAGATCTTGTTGACCTCTTGTTGATTCTTCCGTTAGATGTTCGTATTCTAGGCATTGAATATGCCGAAAAGGATTTTACCGGACGTTACGAAGGCAGCGAGCGTGGTATTGAACTGGTGTTCAATGGTCGAGATCACTCGTTCAGCAGTAGTAGCCTGCGCAAGCGTGTGGTAGCAGCAGAAACAGAAAAAGTGCTATTGCAAAAATGATTCTATACGTCAACGGTTGCAGCCACACTGCTGCTGCCGAAGCAGTGGTGCCTGACTGTTTTGCTGTAGATGATGGCAGATATGGCATAGATCGCAGACCACATCCCACAAATTTAGCTGCCAGCTGGTGCACCTATGTGGCAAGAAAATTGGCAATGGATTTGGTTTGCGATGCAGAATCTGGTGGTAGCAATCCTAGAATCGTGCGCACAACCAAAGCTTGGGTAGAACACCATCCAGAGCTTTGGGCTGAAACTTTGGTGCTGATACAATGGACCACATGGGAAAGAGAAGAATGGTTTCACCAAGGTAAATGGTACCAGGTCAATGCTTCGGGAGTTGACTGGGTACCAGACTCTCTGCAACAACGTTATAAAAATTTTGTAGTAGAAGTAGACTGGAACCAAGCTACCAAAAGATGTCATGAAATGGCTTGGGACCTGCACCAGTGGCTGCTGGTCAAGGGCATCAAACATGTATTTTTCAGTGGACATTCCACATTCAGCGATATAGACAACCAATTTGATTGGGGACTCAGCTATATCAAACCATACCAACGCAATGCCAGCTATCATAATTGGTTGTTAGAAAACGGTGGTTGCTATGCCAATCCAAAAACCTACCATTTTGATGCCAAAAGCCATAGACTTTGGGGCGAACATGTGTTACAATACATTCATTGTAACCAAATTTTAGCCCATCAATGAAATATCTATTGATCGACTCATCCAATATGTTTTTTCGCGCTCGGCATCAAGCACACCGAGCCAGTGATACATGGACCAAATTGGGTTTTGCTATTCATTTGACTCTAATGAGCGCTAACAAGGTTGCTCGTAATTTTGGGGCCGATCATGTGGTTTTTGCATTGGAAGGGCGCAGCTGGCGTAAGGATCATTACCAAGCCTACAAAGCAAATCGTGCAGAAGCTCGTGCGGCATTGAATGAAACCGAAGCAGAAGAAGACAAACTGTATTGGGAAACCTACGACGAGCTGACTAAATACTTGTCTACAAAAACAAACTGTAGCGTAATCCGTTGCGCCACTGCTGAAGCAGATGACGTCATTGCTCGTTGGATTGCGTTACATCCCCAAGATGAACATGTGGTAGTCAGCAGTGACTCAGATTTTGTGCAATTGGTTGCACCCAATGTGCAACTCTACAACGGTATCACTGATGTATTGTTCACAGTAGATGGTGTTTTTGATTCCAAAGGAAAATCGTTGGCATTTTCAGTTGAAAGCAACTCAAAGATCAAAGTGGGTAAACCAGATCCTAACTTTGTTGTGCCAGCCAACTACAACCGTTGGGCGCTGTTTCTCAAATGCATGCGCGGCGATCCTGGTGACAATGTGTTTTCGGCTTTTCCAGGTGCGCCCGTGCGCGGTTCTAAAAACCGTGTGGGACTCACTGAAGCATTTGAAGATCGTGATCGTCGAGGTTACAACTGGAACAATCTTATGTTACAACGCTGGACTGATCACAACGGCATTGAACACCGCGTGTTAGATGACTACGAACGCAATCGTATCTTGATCGATCTCACTGCGCAACCCCAAGAAATAAAACAAACAGTGGATCAATGCATTCGTGAGCAGGTCAGTCACCGAGATGTCGGCATGGTAGGTGCACATTTTCTCAAATTTTGTGGTCGGTACGAGCTGACCAAACTCAGCGATCATGCAGATGCAGTGGGTCGTTGGATGAATTACACATACAAAGGAGTGCTCAATGACACTGATAGCAAAACCAGTGGTAGACAAACAGTTTTGGATAGTCAAGCAAGATAATCAAAAAGTTGGCAACATTCAAGCCAGTGCAGATGGTTATCAAGTTACTTTGAATAATCAAGTAGCCAGCTATAAAACGCTGCCAGCTCTACGCCGCACAGCCAACATTGAATTCGAACCCGCAGAAACTGCATCCAAGCCTGTAAATGATCAGGTTCATGGCTATGACACAGGATGCCGCGCCTATAACGGTATGTGGAATGTACAAATGCGAGTTCCACTTTTTACCAAACAATCCAAGTCTAAATCTTGGTTTGCAGCTGGCTGGTACATGGTCAAACAACATCGAGCTTGGCGGGCTGTAAAAAATCCCAAACTTATTGTGCTGCAACGTTATGCTTATCAAGGACCATTTCACAGCAAGGAGCAAGCCAATGAATCCGTTTAGAGATCAAGAAAAATTTATGCGAGCCTGTGATCAGACCACAGACCGTCAGAATCTTGAGCAGTACCAAATGTACTGCAATCTCATCCGAGAAGAATTTGAAGAATTAATGGCCAGTCAAACTGCCGAGGACGATCTTGATGCCTTGATCGACATTCTTGTGGTCACAATTGGTGCCATACACAGCCTGGGCGCCGATGCCGAGGGCGCATGGAAAGAAGTCATGCGTACCAACTTTGCCAAAATTGATCGCGAAACTGGCAAAGTTCGCAAACGTGAAGATGGCAAAGTGCTCAAACCTCAGGGTTGGACCCCACCCGATCTCAAACCTTTTGTAAAAAAACAATGAAAACACGCGAGCAAATTATAACGTCTATGTGTTATACTTGGCGGCATGATTATGGGCTAACAAAGCATCCTGATCCCGGAGGCTACAATTTTCCTCTTGAGTCTGGCATGACACCCGAAGAACAACAGGCTCTTTGGCATCAAATGGCACAGATTTTTGATAATGACATTGCACCATACATGGAACCAAAAACTCAGTCTGATCGTACCTGGGCTCAAGACAGCCGCAGCAATTGGATTGAGCCATGAGCTTGCACATCAACAGATTTGTAGATGCCATCAAGGCTGCTGAAAGTCGTGCACAGCGTGACCTAACCATGAGCCTGCGTGATGCCAAAGATCTACATGCTGACATTACCAAATTGTTATTGACCTTGCAATCTTTGCAGCAGACCACTCAAACTGCTCAAACTGTGGAAGTTGTAATGTCAGGCGGCAGTTTCAAAAGTACATAGTTTATGGCATAAATAAACTACGGAGAAAGCAATGAGTCGGCCCAAGCCTACAGTGCTAATTGAGCACACAGACAAGCACACGTACAAGACTGAACAGGTGTTGGCGTCGGAAGGAGTGTGGGCAGTGTTCTATGATTCCAAGCCCATCAATCTCAAAACTTCAAACTTGCTTACACAGTATCCTGGACCTAAATACAAAAAAGTTAGTTTTTCCAATCCAGGTCATGCTAGAAACTTGGCCAAGAAATTGAACACACAGTTCCGAACTGACAAATTCACTGTGGTATTGTTGACACAAGGGGCACAAGTGTACCCCAATGCCAACTAAAGCAGCACTCACTCGCATAGTTTTAGATCTTTTGCAGGATCAAACAGCTTACGATTTTGACTCAGCATTGACACTGTGGTGGCAGGACAGTCGTGATATAGGCGGTATGCGATTGACACCCAGTGGCCATGAGCACTTTCAACAAGCAAGTTTTGAATATTGGAAGTTTGATATTGCCACAAACAAACCAGTAAAGCCAGTACATTTTTTGATGTTGACCATGTACTTGCAGATGCCATACTTTCTAGATCTTGGAAAAAAACGCAGCATCAGTTTTTATAGCAGCAAAGAAGCCACACTGTATGCATTGTATGGTGACATAGACAAATTTGTCAATGCGCTAGAAAACTTTGGCTAAATCGGCTGTGGCTTTGCTAACCATCCAGGGTAAAAAATCGTTTAGAACATAGCGCTGATTTTTTGCAATGCGATCTGCCAATGCCGTGAAGTCAGTTTGACCAGTGATCACATCATGATTCAACTGCAAGGCAGCTTCTACACGGCAATCATTGTCTAGCCAATCGTAGCTGGTATCTACCAAATCATCAAACATGTCAAAGCCAAGTTCTTTGCAATCTTGCACAGCACCTGGGTGACCAATCACTATGGGAATTTGTCGAGCCACAAATGCATAAAGAGTTTTCTCGCAAATCACGCCTGGCCTGGCTTGGTAATCAGTTTCTGTCACACAGTTGACTTGGCTACGTTGATACAAAGGCAATAGTCTTACAAAGTTTTCATAGTTTTCTGTACCACGATAAGTGCTGTAGTCCCACTGTGGCAACGGTATCTTGGTACCTAGACTCAGCGTCCCGCCTGACCAATTTCGTAGGATGTCAGCGGCTCGACGCCTGTGAGCACAGACTCTGCCATTGAGACACTGCCAGGCCTGAGTCTTTGGATGATCAAGTGCCAGCTGCCATTGTTCTTTGATTCTGAGTAAATCAGTGATAGTCAACCAGTTATGACTGCTGAACTCTACTAGTTGTACTGGACCGCGGTAAATTTTATCTAGCCCATGGCTGTAATACACCACCACAATCTGCGATGATTTTGAACCATAATGATTCTCGATCGCTTGGAGTTCTCTACAGCCATTGACAGTGGGTGTGATTCTGTCTTGAAAGTGTAAAACCAGTCTGGTATTGGCGTGCCAATTGATCAAAGGCAAAGCAAGTGGCCATCCATTATCCGAGTAGGGCGGTTGCAGCGTATTGAATCTACAGTGCACATCAAAGCCCCTGGACTCAAGACTGGTACGCACAAGTTGCTCTATCATTTTTTTATTTACTAAGTAACCTTATGTACTGGAACAATCCACTGATATCAGCAACTGTGCAATCAGATATTGACCCAGTGATTTTGAGCCAACACAATGGCCGGCACTGTTTGTTTTATGATTCAGCAGTGCCCAATGAGCTGATTGAAAAAATTGACAGCTTGGACGGTATCTGCGCGGTGGCCAATCGTTGGCTAGACCATTTGGACAATATCACTGACCCAGGTGACAGAAACAAAGTAGCTAAAACAGTGAGAATAAATCTGTTTGTACATAGCCTCAAACAACATGGCAACGTAAAACCTATTTTGATTCACTACAAAGGGCAATACCCAATGACTCCGGCCAACGGCGGTACTAGATTTTTAGCAGCAGAGCGTTTGCCAGAATTCAATACTTGGCCTTGTTTTATTAGCACTGCTGTAAAATACAAACAGAAATTTCAACATCTCAAAGAAATCAAATCAATGGCTGCATTTGCCGAAGCATGCAAAGCTGATGCAAATACCAAGTTTTTATTGCGTTTGACTGACTCTGCGGCAGACCACGGACTAGACTGGTATGAGGTTGATCTACCAACTACTTTTGTACCCAATGACGATCTTTGTATCCAGTGGTTGCAACAATATCAGCAGTCTCAACACTCAAATTTTCAATTTACCAAACAATGGTTTGATCAAGCAATTGATTGGACTACCTTGGGCCACCAGGCCGCCAAATCCAACGGCCATTGTTGACGCATATTGCTCAACACTGTTTGATTGTGCGTGGCTGCTCGGTGACATCTTTGTTGTATAGTGTCAAATTGTTGTTGTTTGATTTTGTCAACTGTGTGAGCGCCAGCATACACAAAATCTACCAATTTGTCTCCATAGGCTGCGGTACGATTTTCAATAAGACTGTCATATTGGTGCGATACCAAATCAGACAAAACATCAAAGCCCAGGCTTGTGAGCAGAGCCACAGTGTGTTTACCTGCATACACAATCCAGGGCACTGGCAAACACAAAGCGCGGAATATTTTTTCACTGAGCGCCACAGTGGTGTCTGAGCTGTAAGTTTCTGCCACTACATTGATCCAGGCACTAACATGCTGTTGTTCGTGATCCAAACTGTGATTTCGCCATGGCATTTGTTGGCTGAGATAATCAAAGCAAGGTTGGTATAGCGTTTGATACTGCGATTCCAATGAGTGCCATTGTTGGGTGAAATTGTTGATCAAACCTGCTTTGCTGCCATTGTCACCATTCCACGACCAGCAGTTGAAATTGATGTAATCCAATTGGTCAGCCTGTGGCGTAAGACGACAACGATGCCATATTTCCAGCATCAACAACATGCGTTTGGTGTCTAGGCGATTCACACTGAAATTGAAACGGCGATCAGGTTTCCATGTGTTCAGTTGAGGTCTATGACTGTAGATTCCAAAAAAACTCTGGGGCAGCCGGTACACAGTGTATTGCGTGGGCACACTTATCCAGTTGTCAGTGATAACCACTGTATTGGCGTCAAACGCATAAGGTATGCTTGCTGTGTGGTCAGTTTTGCATGTGGCAAAATCATCTACCACACAAATGACCACGGTACGGTTGCCTCGGCGCCAGGTTTTGTTGTTGTCTGACACACTGTGGTATCCCAAGGATTGCAGTTGACTTCTTACAAAATCTACAAAGGTATTTTCGTGCCAGATACAGTTGCTGGTTGCAAAAACTTCACTATTATAGATACTGTGATAAAGGTCAACCATGTTGTTACTTATAAACCACAACAGATCCTGGAAAAATAGTGCAAAAAGTGTGTGTTTTTTACAACAATTTTTTGGTTGACCAAATTTTCCCAAAATGCTATAATAATGGCATGATGAGAAAGAAGCGTTCGGATCGCAACCACATTGTGTATGTGATTCAAATTGGTTTTGAATCCTATATTGGTATCACAGCCAAGACTCAGCGCACTGTGAACATGAGCCTGCGCTCGCGTATCAACAAGCATATCTATCGTGCTCGCACCGAAGACAAGAGCTGGCGTCTGTATGAAGCCATTCGTGCAGCCGGTGAGGGTGCTGTGAACTATGCCATCGTTGAAATTGTGCGTGGCAAAAATGTTGCTCACCGGTTGGAGCGCGAGCTGATTCGCGAGTATCAGCCTGCACTGAACACTGACGTTCGCGTGGCAGCGGCTTGACCCAAAATTCAGCCGCTGCTATAATACTGACATCGCAACAAGGAGCCAACAATGTCCAAACTGTTGATCACCACCCAAGTTTACGAAAACTACGCCTGGAACGAAGATGGTTCCATCGGCACCGGCGACAACGCCTACTGGAAGCCCAAGGGCGGTTCGGACTACGTGATCCGCAACATTGACGTCAACCGTGCTCAAGAGCTGGCTAACAAGGCTACCCTGGAATTAGAACAGGCTTCGGACTATTTCACTGAAACGGTGATTGGCTGGGAAGTGGTTGAGGACGATTACCTCACTGAGTTTGAGCGTGATCAGCTGGAGTTTGAAGGTAAGATTGTTTACCCTGTGAAAGAACTTTGTGTATAAGGAGCAAATGATGCTGATTGACTATACTAGCAAGCCTCAAGAGTTTGAAGGCAATCTCTACGACCAACGCCACGGTGGTCCGTTTGATCGCGGCGCTGCAGACAGCTACTACCATCGTGGCTATCACCCCCACTACTTTCGGGGTGACACTTTCACTTCGGAGATGGTGACCTTGGGGGAAATGACTGCTGAGGAAATCACTGCCTACACCGCAGGCTATCGCTACAACGAACAACATGGTGACAAGAAGCAATGGTATTGAACTATGAAACAGGCAATTGATAGAATAACTGGTAATGTTGTCACCGTTCTCCGTGAGGCTAACACTCTGGGCAGCCGGTGTGTAGTGATTCGTCATCCCAACGGCTCTGAACAAATTCAATTTCGATCCTTGTTGATTGGACTGTAAAATGAACGAACGAATTCAAGAACTTATCAAACAGGCTTCCTATAACATTATAGAGACCAACGGTGCTCCAATTATTTCCAATGAATTTAATAAGGAAAAGTTCGCCGAGTTGATTGTGCGGGAATGTGCCAAAGTATGTAAAGCACAGTCAACATATGATCCTATTGTGTTGCCCTACAAACCATCTGAACAGTTTGAAAAAGCAATCCTAGAACATTTCGGAGTTGAAGAATGAACAGGGTTAGCGAATCTACTAAGCATAAAATCCTTGATGTTGTACTCGAGTTGGCTACGGAACGCTATCCAAATGCTCGCGGACACCTAGGATTGATGCAAAAAATTGCCCTTGATGACTTTGGAATCAGGATTACCAAGGATCGTCATAGTTACTGGAACAATGGTATCATAAAAGACGAAAAAAAATTTATGATGTTTTTGTTGATCCACGGAGGTTGATATGAACGAACGAATTCGAGAACTTGCTGACCAAATTTGGGCAGAGGAATATTGGGATAACCCCAATACCGATAAACTTTTGCCAGCGCAGTTAGAAAAGTTCGCCGAGTTGATTGTTCGGGAATGTGGCGTAGCATTGAGTCCTATGTTGCGTGATATGATCAGCCGTGGCCAAGCATACGATTTAATTAAACAACATTTCGGAGTTGAAACATGAGAGATCGATTTGTAGCATGGCTTGAGCGCAATCGCCGCGCTGTTGGATACACCGCTGGTGGCCTCAATGTGCTGGCTGGTGTGAATTATCTATTTCAAGGCCAGACTGGCATGGGCTTGCTTTGGCTGGGCATAGGCATCATGCTGGTGTTGGACACCTGGGAATTTCGATAATGCCCGAAGATCGTCCAGTGATTGGCTACACCCTGGAGCCAATCTATCGTGCTCCCCCGGGCACCATCACCACCCGGGCGTTTATCCTGTGTGCCAGCTGCAACGCAGCCATTGACAGCTCAGGCGGCCCGCGCTATAATGCGGTGTGCCTCAAATGCATTGAACAATTAGACTTGATCAATCGGTTGAAATTATGAACCAAGAAATCGAACTCACACCCGAAGGCGGCCGGTATTACAGGGCCATGGCTTTTCACTGGCTAATTGTGTCAGTGTTTATCTTGCCTGTGGCAGCGGCACTGATCATTGCTGTTATAAATCCTTTTTGGTTTCGCAGTGCAATGTTTGAGTGGGTGGAACGTGGTGTGAATCGACTGAGCCGCTGGCGCAATTATCAAAAGTATCGTATCTATCTGGGCTGTGATCCACGCATGTGGCACACCCTGCGTGGCGATTTACAATGACCGACCGATACATACACGATGGTCGAGTAGCCGTGTTGATCAGCCCGGGTTTTGGTGCTGGCTGGAGCACTTGGTCTCGCAGCGAATACGGCGATGCTGTATTGTTTGATCCTTGGATTGTGGATATCTTGCTCAGTGACAAATACGACCGAAAAGAAAAGATAGATCGTATCTATGCCCACTGTGCTATAAAATATCCTGACATGTACATGGGCGGGGCGAGTGATCTTACTGTCGAATGGGTTCCCCAAGGCACACTGTTTCGCGTCACTGAATACGACGGCAGTGAACTCATTGAACTAAAAGAAGCCGACGACTGGATCCTGGCATGATAGAGATCAATTTTGAACTGCAGCATCCAGGCTGGTTCAACAGATTCCGTGTGATAGGCAGTCGTCATGGCGCAACACCTGTGCCAAACAAACACTGGGAAGTTGAACTGACCAAAACTGACTCTCTAATAAAAATGTCCTTGAGCTGGCGCAGGCGTCAAGATCATGCTGGCATCGCTGTAGAACTAGCATTGGTGGGTTGGTGTGTGTCTGTGCATTTGTATGACAATCGCCATTGGGATTACGCTGCTCAAAATTGGGAGAAATTGAAATGAATACCAAATTCCAACAACTGAGTTTGATGGCTGGGGGCAGTCATTATCCCACTATCAATCCTGATCTACAGCAGCGATTTGGACAAAGCATTGTGCTGCACATTGTTGGTCAAATTGAAGCCGAAACTGTGCGAGCGCTTGAGCAAAATCAAACACATGTGGCCACTACTTTGCAGGCATTGGCACTGCAGATATTGCAAAGTTTTGACATGCCGTACCATACCCACAGTTCTACCAAGCACCATGAGACGTTGTAATCTGCCAAACATCTTGTAGATCGCACACAAAATGTAATCAATGCGGGGTGGCTACCCCTTTTTTTTATGGCAGTCTCTAGCTAAATACAGCTAAAGGACTGTGAACAATGGCTGCCTATGAAATTTCCAGTGGAAATATTACTTTTGAAGTGCTCGATGCAGGGGCAACTATCAATCTCACTCCTGGAGTATCCGGTGCAAACATCATCACAGCAATTACCGGTAATATTGTAGCCAAAAACTTCTTGTTTGCCAACGGTGTTCCGGTGAGTTCTGGCACTGGCACACAAGGCGCAACAGGCACGCAAGGCGCAACAGGCGCCCAGGGCGCCACAGGTGCGCAGGGCATACAAGGAAGGCAAGGCACCACTGGCTCACAGGGCATCACGGGCACACAAGGCACCACAGGTGCGCAGGGAGCCACAGGCACCCAAGGCACTCTGGGCACCCAAGGTGTTCAGGGTACACAAGGCATAACTGGCTCACAGGGCAACACTGGCACCCAAGGTAACACTGGAACTCAAGGCGGTACTGGCACTCAAGGTACCACTGGTGCTCAAGGTGTTCAGGGTATTCAAGGAATAACTGGCTCACAAGGTGCCACCGGAACGCAAGGCACTACGGGTGCTCAGGGCACACAAGGCACTCAAGGTGTTGGTGGCGCTCAGGGTAACACGGGCACACAAGGAACTACTGGTACCGGAACCCAGGGCGCTACAGGAGCACAAGGCCTAGTGGGTGCACAAGGTACTTCGGGCACCCAGGGCATACAAGGCACCCAAGGCACCCAGGGCATACAAGGCATAACTGGTGTGCAAGGAGTATCAGGACCTCAAACGCAGATCAACGCAACTGCTGTGACCACAGGCACGTTTTATCCTGTGTTTGTGGCAGCAGCAGGTTCTAATCAAACTGCAAGTGTGCGTACCGCTGCATCAGCATTCAGTTATGATGCTGCTACCAACGTGCTAAATGTGACCACAGTACAAGCACAATATGCTGACTTGGCCGAACAGTTCACGGCTGATGCTGTGTATGAACCAGGCACAGTGGTGGTGTTTGATGGCACAGAAGAAGTTACCATTGCAACCAGGGTTGCAGATACCAAAGTGGCTGGCGTAATCAGTGCCCAGCCCAGCTATTTGATGAACGCATACATCATAACCAAACACACTGCTACCGTGGCTCTGCAGGGCAGAGTACCTGTGAAAATAATTGGACCAGTGAGAAAAGGCGATCTTTTGGTCAGCGCTGCCAACGGGCATGCACAGGCCATGGTCAATCCTCCAGTGGGATCAATAATTGGTAAAAGTTTGCAGAATTTCGATGGCGATTTTGGCACAATCGAAATGGTTGTTGGTCGCGACTAAATTCAATTTCCGCTAAAATACACTCATTGGGCTTGTAGCTTAATGGTAAAGCAGTCGACTCATAATCGATCGAGTGGGGGTTCAATTCCCTCCGGGCCCACCAATATAATACAGTTATGAAAGTCACCGAAGATCAGTTTCGTTTTGAATGGTTCTCTGGCACAGGCAAGGGAGGACAGCATCGCAATAAGCATCAAAATTGTTGCCGCTGTATCCACGAACCCACCGGAATTACTGCCAACGGAACCAACAGTCGCAGTCGCGAAGACAATCGTGCTGCTGCCTATGCCACTTGTCGCAGCCGTGTGATGGCGCACTTTCATCGCGACACACCACGATATCAAGCTGGTTCAGAGCGTATTCGGACCTATCACGAACCTGACAATCGTGTGACAGATCATGCTTCGGGACTGATAGATTCCTGGACCAATGTCATAATCAAAAATGACATTGAGCCAATGATACTGGCAAGAGCTCGGGCAGTTAGATAAAATTTTTCTGGCGTTAGTATAATGGATAATACAAAGAGCTTCTACCTCTTGAATGTGGGTTCGATTCCTGCACGCCGGACCAAGGATTAATATGGCTGACCAAGTATTCACCGATACTAATAATTCTATCACTTTGAACGCCGCACAAGACGAAATGCTGCGCATCACAGCCGATGGATTCTATGTTCGTGGTCAACGTGTGCCAGTAGACGATAAAGAAGCCCAAACAGTTTACCTTGCTTTCAAACAATGGCTGGCTTGGGCCAACTTACAAAGATGAATCGCAGTCCAGAACGCAATACCTTTCAGCTCAAAAACTATCTTGAACGCTGCGAAGCCGACGGCAAAGAGCCCAGGGCCGACTACATTGAAATATACCGACAGGCCGACTATCGAGATATGGAAAATGACGCCAATGCCCAATGGAAGAAAAACAATTTAGAATATGATTTGCGCAGTACCAAGTGGATCTGTGACAAGGCCAAAGCTCGCGAAGAATATGCACAAAACATCTATGCTGCTCTGTGCAATCAAGACTGGCAGCGCAACGATGTATGGCCTCTGCTCAAAGGTGAAACTTACTCTTGTTCGTGGCGCTATGCTGGCGGTATTGTGGCTGACATGCGAGAAGAGGGCGACTATATAGATTGGTACTGCTCGGGCATTCGAGGTGGTGCCAGCGAAGACGAACTGGCGGCCATGGATCCTGATCAACGGGTGAAATATCAGTGGATGCAAGACCACTTTGTGGGCGAAGGCAAAGTCACTGACGAAGTTCGTGAGGATTTTTTCAAGCTGGGCTGGATACCAGTGCAGGACCAATCACAGGATACTTGATGTGGCAATTTTAGAAAACAATGAAAAACTGGGTTTTTACTCTGTAGGCGATCGTCTGCACTACGTCAAACCACAGGCACTGATAGATGCCACTCAGTCTGGCTTATTTCCTGAGTGGAATTTCAATCGAGCAGTGTTTGATAATTTTGATTGGAGTCAAGAACCCGAAACTGGGTTGATGTCGTTGTACAAGCTGCGGGCACAACAGTTACGCGAGCGGTATGACTATATCAGGCTCGAAGTTTCCGGCGGCGGCGATTCAACCACAGTGGCCTACAGCTTTATCAACAATGGTATTCATCTTGATGAAGTGGTATTTAGGTATCCCAAAACTGGGGAGAAAAATGTCACCGACGATCCATTCAACACCAAGCCAGAAAACACGCTCAGTGAATGGCAATATGCAGCACAGCCTTTGCTGCAATGGATAGCTGTGCATGCACCGCGCACCAAAATCACAGTGCATGACTACAGTGCAGACATGCTGGTCAATTGGAAAGATGAAGCCTGGGTATTCCGTACCAAAGATTATCTGCAGCCATCCCATTCTTTCAAACACACAGTGGATGCAGTTGACTCACACAAACGTGTACTGGATCAGGGCCTCAAAGTTTGTATGCTGTGGGGCGTAGACAAGCCCAAAGTGTGTGTCAAAGATTCCAAATGGTATTTGTATTTCATGGACATTCAGGCCAACAATGCCAATCCTGAAGTAGGACAGTGGTCTAATGTCACCAACGAATATTTTTACTGGACTCCGGACATGCCCGAGCTGCTGTGCAAACAGGCTCATATAATCAAAAACTGGTTTGACTCACCCAACAATCAGTATCTACAACACTTGGCTCGTTGGCCTAACTATAGTTTTGCTCAACGTACCACGTTTGAACACATTATCAAACCTTTGATTTACCCTGAATATGACCCTACCACATTTCAGACTTCAAAACCTACCAACTGCTTTTACAGCGAAATGGATCAGTGGTTTTATGTAAACTTCAAAGACACTCATGCGTTCAAAGTCTGGCAGGCAGGTCTTCAATATCTCGTTGGCCGTATTGATTCAAAATATTTCAACACGGAGATGGGTCGTGCTGTGGGTTTTGTGGGATTTATTTCGCCGTTTTACTATTTGGGACCTGCTGTTTTTCAAGACAGTGGAAAAAATGTACATTACAAATTCTAGCAATAACTAATCAACAATCAGGAACTTACCATGAAAAAATTTCTTACCATGCTGTTGGTGTCTTTGAGTTTGAATGTCTGGGCCAAAGAAACTGTGACCATATATTATGCCTGGACTGCTGCTGACACACAGGCCAATTTTCATCGTGTGCTGGCCGACGAAGCCAATAAAATACAATCTCGTTACCATTTTGTGTTTGACACAAAGCCAGGCGCAGGCGGCAGCATCGCGGCCAATCATGTATTGAATTCTTCCAACTCATTGTTGGCCACCAGTTCTGCATTCTATGTCAGACCAAATTTTTTCCCCAACGAAAGTCACGATATTTCCAAGTTTAGGCTGTTGTTTCCACAGTGTGCAGCACCAGCTGCGGTCACAAGTCGCAAGTTTACTAGCTGGGATCAGGTACCAGTTGACCGTGCAATCAGTATTGGTGTCAGCGGTATGGGCACAACCACACATTTGATAGCACACCAAATCACTGCTCGTTATCCCTTGGCCATCATTGTGCCGTTCAAAAGTACCACAGAAGCCATACTGGGTGTGGTCAGCGACAGCGTAGATTTGGCTGTAAACTTTTTGGGAGAATCTGCACAGTATGTTGAGCAAAAACGCCTGACTGTTCTGGGCGTCACAGGCTCGCAGGCAGTGGCCGGACATGCCACTTTGTCTTCACAAGGATTTGCTAAAAATCTCGAAGCCATGACCATACCAGCTCAAATTTTAGCTCCAAACAATTTTCCTGAATCCAAAGTTCAAGAAATCAGATCTATCCTTCGCAGAGCCGGACAGCGTACATCAGTTACAGACAGTTACAAAGTAGATTTTTGCTTAAACAATAATCAAATGTCAGACAATGACATTGCAACTTGGTTTGTGCGGCAAACCACGGATTGGCGCCGAATCACACAAGGCGTGTCACTGAAGTAAAAATTGATCAAAAAAACTGTAAATATCAGTTGCGGTTGACAAAAAAAGCGTTTTCCTGCTAAACTGTAACCAAGTCAGCAGGTGACTCAATTGCAATAATGGGAGTATAGACATGCGAAAAGTGCTGTTTGGTTTGATGTTTGTGGTCGGTGCTGCTCAAGCCCAAGAAGTTTATGTGGTCAGCGTTCAACCTAGATTGGTCACGGTGTATCAACAACAGTGTCAACAGGTTGCTGTGCAACGTCCTGCCGCTTCTGGCAATCAGGCTGGTGGCGTACTGGGTGCTCTTGCAGGTGCGGCCATTGGCAATCAAATTGGTGGCGGGTCTGGACGTGACATTGCCACAGCAGCAGGTGCTGTGATTGGATATCAGGTAGGGCGAGGCGAATCACAGCCTGGTGCAGTTGAATATCAAACTGTGTGCAATCAAGTACCGGTGACTGTGCAGCGTGGTGAAACAGTGACATTTAGCTACAAAGGGCGCAGATTTACCCAAAATTTTGAGTAAATCATCGGTGCATCTAGCGGTACCTGGACCACAGCTAAATAATGGATGCGTGTTTTAGAAATCACCAGGCGAGGTTTGTTGAGAGGTATAGGGGCCGGCGCTGCCGCCATGGCACTGCCTAAAGTAGCTGCGGCCCAAAATGAACCTGACGAGGAAGATGTCTATTGGGGCGCAAGGAAAGATTACAACGAACAGCCACGCAAACTCATTGCCAATACTACCATAGACAAACCCGATCAATTCATTGGTCAATACAACGTGATTGTGTACCAAAAAGGCATTTTCAATGCCATGAACTACAAAGATTTTGTATCAGCCAAATCAAATACCAACTTAGATTATGAAGCCTTGCCAGCAGGCACAATCCCAGGCATATCAGAAAAAATTCTTTTGACACAGATGGGCGACTACAATTATTTTATCACTCAAAGCTCATTTCAAAAATTTGCACAACAATATAATGTAGAGCAAATGGTAAAACAAAATAGGGATGTCAAACAAAAAATGGCGCGGGGCGACTGGTCTGCTGGTCAAGGTATTCAAAAAACTCCCCCACAAGGTTACACAGATCCAAAGCAGGTAACAAAACCAGTAATGCCTTGGGCAATAAATCGTCAACAGAGTATCTGACTCAATGTTCACTGCTCGCAATGCCAGACTGCAACGTCTAGCCGAACAGGCCGGCATTGAACTCACCAATGACATAGAATTTTTTGGCGAGCTAGTGGCCGAGGAGTGTGCGGACATTGCAGACTCAGCAACCGCAGTTGATCTGCCTGCTGCGCCTGTGATTCGTAGACATTTTAGTCTGCCAGAGCCAAAAAAATAAATACAAGTTATTGCTGTATGAAGCAAAGAGAAACAGGTCTTGGACGCGAGTTCGAATCTCGCCATCTCCACCTAAATGTATTGAGGTATATTTAGGTGGGGATGAAAATGGTTTCGACAGGGCAAAGAGTAACAGAGTGGACAGCAGGGTAGGCGATGACCCCAAATCAAGCAAAATCTATAACTGCAAACGCAGCTAACGACGAAGTCTTCGCTCTCGCAGCGTGATTTCCGAGGCAACTATGCCTTGTCATCCAAAATAGTAATAGGGACTTTGGTCCCTATTTTTTCTGTAACTGTCTAACTTTGATACATAGAAAACCAACTGAGAGTTGGTCAATCATTCAACCAAAGGAAAAAAATGCGGAAATTAATTTTGGCAGTTGCCATGCTGTTGTCAAACAGTGCGTGGGCTCAAAATATCACAGCGGTTGTAACTGGTCCAGCAGGTTCAGCCACTGATACCTTTGCCAGAGCTATCATGAAGCGCTATGACGAGCTGCACGGCACAGTGACTATAACGTTGAATCGTCCAGGTGGCAACGGGATAGTCGGGATCAATGCATTCAATGAATTGCCTCGAGACTCAACAAAAATTCTGTTTCCTTTTACTGGACACATGGTCAATCTTTCCGAAACTGAGCTATCACGATACACTGGTATACTAGAGGTCAGCCGCTCACCTTTATCAATCTATTGCAAACAGGATCTAGCTGCAAGCAATTGGTCAGAATTTGTAGCGCTGGCCAAAAAAACCACTGGCAAAATCAACATTGGTACCACTCAAGCAGTTTGGCCTACTCTGGCAGCTCTTGAACGCGATCATGGCATCAGCTTCAATTGGATACTGTATGGTGGTACCAGTCGGCCTGAGTTTGATGTCATGAACGGCACGCTGGATTGTACTTTCACTTTGCCAGCTTTGACCAACGAAGCAATGTTGGCACGCGGCAAAGTGATTGTGGTGTTTAGTTCTGACCCAGGCAAAAATGCTGACGCATCGCTGTATCGAGGTGCAGAAGCGGGTAACCATTATCTTGGTACCGGTGCATGGGTGTCAGTAGACATGCCTGCTGCCAATCGAGAAAAATTGATACGAGAACTTCAGGAAATAATTCGCAGTCGCTGGGCCGAAGATTATTTCACCAGCCGAGGGTCACGTCCAGGTGGTTCGGTAGCAGAACTCAACAAACGCATTCGTGAAATGAATGTTGGTTGGAATCGCCTCAAACTGCAGAAAAAAGTAAATGAATGACCTTGAATTGGCTCAAAATACCTGTGTTTTTGCAGGTTTTCGTTGACAATACAATAGCTTTCGCTATATACTACTCTATGGTTTGCTTTGACCATAACTTTCGAAAGGAAATATTCTAATGAAGAAAGCAATTATCTCGGCCGCTTTGATGGCCACCACTGCATTGGCTTCGGCACAGGTCACTGTGTACGGTCGACTCAATGCCACTGTGGACAATACCAAGACTGGTGCTACCACTGTGAACAGCATGATCAACGATGCCAGTCGCATTGGCTTCAGGGTCACTGAGGATCTTGGCCAAGGTCTGTCCGCTCGTGCTGTGATCGAAACATCAGTGGCCAGCACAGACCCCACTGTGGGCAGCGATACTCAACTGGGCAATCGTCAAAGCACAGTGGGCCTGGCCACCCGCGCCGGCAGCATTGATTTGGGTCGCCAACTACATGGCGTGTTTACCACCCTGGCCGATGGCGATGCATTTGGCGCAGCCTACGGCAGCTTGGCCGGTGACGTTCATAACCTGCGTGGTAATCGTCTTGGCAATGCTGTGTTTGTGAGAATCACTGCTGCTCCTGGAGTGGGTGTTGGCGTTGATCGCACTCACACTGCCACCGGCGCAGAAGCCACAGTGTACAGTGCTACTGCCACAGTGGCTGGCATTGCCCTGGGTGCAGCTCGCTTTGATCAAGGCAATGAGCGCAGCACAGTGGCCAGCGCAGGCCTGCGTCGTGGCAACACTGGTGTGTTCTACAGCTTCAGTGACAATTCTGGCGCCACTGTGAGCAAGGGTCACTTGGTGGGCGTGAGCCACCGACTGGGTGCTGTCACTGCCAAGGCCAGCCTTGGTCGCACTGATCGCGATGTCAATGCCTACAACGTGGGCGCCGAGTATGCTTTCAGCAAGCGCACTGATCTATTGGTCAGCTACCGCAACGTCGACGCTGCTGGAACCAGCAGCGATGTCCGGCAAATTGGTGTGGGTGTTACACACCGCTTCTGACCAACAATGCTGTGACTCAAAACCCTACCGTTTGGTAGGGTTTTTTGTTGACAAAAATAAAGTTGTCATATATACTGTCACTATGTTCGACGCAATGATTTTATCACTCAGCATATTGGCCTATCTGGAGGAGGATTGGTCACGGGGTCTTTGTGGATAAGTGGAAATTACTACATCAACAAAGACCCTGCCATTAGCAGGGTTTTTCTTTATGTGGTAGACACAAAATGCCTAGAGTGCTATACTAGAGGCTAACAAGGAAACAAGGCATTGTCCAGTTTCGCTAGTTCTTTTACAATTTGACTCATGTAGTTGATCTGGATCATGTATCCAGCAACTATATGCAAACACACTGGCACGAAGCTCTGAAAGGCCTAGCTCGAGTAGGGTAGTAATGCCTGTGTGTTAGCATATGGTTGACAGCTCGAGTGGTGGAATAGGTAGACACAAGGGACTTAAAATCCCTCGCCGGCAACGGCGTGCCGGTTCGATTCCGGCCTCGAGCACCACAGTGCCCCGGTGATGGAATTGGTATACATGCCGGTCTTAGAAGCCGTATTTTGCGAGTTCGAGTCTCGCCTGGGGCACCACAAGTTTTTTGCACGGTTCGTCTATCGGTTTAGGACACTAGCCTTTCACGTTAGTAAGACGGGTTCGATTCCCGTACCGTGTACCAGTTTGATAGGGAGAGCTGCCGCGAGGCTCGCTCTTAAACGACCCGTAGAACTCCCGGGCGTCCCGTAGCAGTTTTTAGCAGTTGCTTGAATCGTGGTTCGCTCCACCAGACCGACACGCCCAGAGCGTATCGAAGTAAGATTCCAACTGCTTTTTGGAGGTCTTGCAGCTATGGCGTGTGCTGCACCGGACTGTAAATCCGGTCCCCCGTGGTAAACATTCGCGGTTCAAATCCGTGGACCTCCACCATGTTATGTGCGTTTCGTCTAACCAACGGACAAGACAGAGGGCCATATAAGTCTACAGTGGAAACACAACACTGAAAAGTGCGGTAGCGGTGGAATGACTTCAGAATGCGGGTTCGAATCCCGTAACGCACGCCGAATACTAAAACAATGACTAGTAAGATAGTAGATGGAAACCGACCCATGCGAGAATGCGTGGGCTTCAGGATATAGGTGCTGGTAAAACGGTGCGAGTTGTCTTGACGATGCGAAAGTAAGTCGGTCCAGTAGGGTATGAAAAGCATTGTTGGCGGTGATGCTGTGGAAGGACAGAAGTTAGGTTTTAGCCCAACTGGCATAGACTTAGCGCCGCGTATTCCTTCACTATATTGAAGCACATTGCTTGCCTGACCGTAAAAGTCGTGATAAACTACAAGAGACAGAGGGTTCAAATCCCTGGGACTGGTAGTGTGTTTCAATATGGTAGTGGAGTAATTGACCGTTACTGTAGTCGGAAATCATGACTCCGATGACCCGTGGTAGTGTAATGGCTAACACGCAGAGAGACATGGGTTCGAATCCCATCCGTCCTACAACGGGCGGTAGCTTAGTGGTCTAGAGCGCGGCGAGATGGTGGTTTCGAAATCCACCCCACAATGGGTCGCTATATTGAAGCACATTACACGTCATGTAACTAGCGGTGGTAGCCTAGTGAAGGGTGCGATTCCTACCGAATCGTTTATAGTGTGTTTCAATATAGTTTTTGGCCGACGGGACTGCATGGAGTGGTCGCTTGCCTGTCACGCAAGAGAGTCAGAGGGGATCGTTACCCCTGTCGGTCGCCAAAGTTTTTGCGCATGGTGTAATGGAAGCACAGAAAGTCCGAGACACAGCGATGTGGGGTAGGCATCGAGATGCCAGGAGCGGTTCGATTCCGCAGCGCAATCTAAGTTTCGCAAGTGTTAGCAAGAGAAAGACACATCACAATATAGTTTCTTCGAAGGACTATGTGGTGTAAGGCAACGGGGGGCGCAAAACCCTAGCAAAAAATAGACACGTTGGTCCAGTATCCCAAGTAACGTACCACCTCCCGTCCGGACTAGCATGAATCGGGTGAATGGTAGAGATCACAGTGGCTCTGCTACTTGCGAATCCTACGTTCCAGCGTCACTGGATATTGTGGTCCCACAAGATGAGAAGTGAGGTGACACTCACGGGCGGTACTGTTCTAGCCGAAACAGCGTTGGCAGCACGACAGCGGTCCCGGTCGAGAAGCGGGTGGAAGGTGTGTGAGATTTGCGGGGCAACCCAAGAGATGATGCACTACAATTACCGCCGCGGGACGCAGAGCATTTGCGTTTTTATAGTCAAGCATCGATACAGGAGAGGGCCCGGGACGCCGGGTCTATGGCAGCATCCGGCCGGGATGGTAATTGCCTGAACCTAACTGTTGACCTCGGCTGTGGCACAGAAGCACTGGACGCCTAAATTGGTACGATCTCGGTGCTTGACTATGAAAACCCTACGTAAACTTTTGATTGGTTTGTTGCTCATGCCTGTCATGGCCTGGGCCTGTTCAGGTTGGGTCATTGGCTTTCGTGGTCAGAACGAAGTGTTTGACTATGAAGCCTTTGCAGATTATGCTGTGATCCAGGGCCGATGCTTTAGATCTTTTTCATGGAACCAAGGCGCCGAAGCCGAACGCATGCTCACGGCTGTAAAAGTTCCCTACGAGCTGTATGGCTTCAGCCGTGGTGCCCAAACAGTGGCCAGCCTGTTGCGACAGGGTCGTGTGCGCCCAGATCGTGTGATCACAGTGGGTGCGTTTCGCACTGTCAACGTAAATTTTGATCGGCACGGCATTCCATACCGTAACTATTTTGATAGATCAGGTCAGGGTCAACTCAGTCCAGGTGTGTATTTGGATGTGGATCATGGTCGTGTTCAACGCACCGTGACTGAAATCTATCGAGCAAAGAATTCTGGGAGAGTTGCTAATATTGGCCTAAGGGCGACCCTTATAAAGTCGTAAGCACCGTCTAGATAAGGCGGCGAATGTGGGTTCGATTCCCACCTCTCCTACCAAGTTAAACTGACTGCTGTGTGTGAAATCGTTGACAACGAGCCCAACTGCCAGGGAACGACGTTATCCACAGCCGCTGATCGGGCGCAAGTCGCGAGGACTGCTAGTCACAGTCATATCATGCGAGTGGAGGGATGCTGGGTCTACTGATTCAGGTACCCTTGAACACAAGGCAGTAGCGGTCGGTTTATCCAATTGAGTTGAACGCACACTGAAAATGCGTTACACTAAATACTGACGCGGCGTGTTAGAAGCGGTATCTGGCCAGGCTCATAACCTGGAGGTCGGTGGTTCGATTCCACCCGTCGCAACCAAATTTGGCGTGTTGTATAAATACAGCACAAGATAATCGTTTGTGGTTGACACACAATCATAAATAAAGTACAATAGGACTTATGATGAAAACTGCGACTCATTCACTGTTGAAGCCCACAATGTGCTGCCAAGCTCAGGCCTGGTCACGTGGATTTGCGACCGTGAATAGTATTCCAGGCTGTCAGGGGTCCCGAGGAGACAAGGTGTAATCAAAAACTACACCCAGAATTCAAAAGGACCCCAGGACTAAACACCCTGGGGTTTTTCATTTAGTGCACTGGCAACGCGAGCCAGCATCACTCTAAACTGCAAATGAGGGCGGCCTACCGGATGGTAAGTTCCAGGCGATAACTGGAATGTGTAAAATGGTAGCGTATCGAAGCATATTGGACTGGTCGTAAAATCATCGTTGGACTTAGAGACTTGGTATGCTTCGATACACGCATTGGCAACAGTGCGTCAATGATATGGGCTGATAGTGATAATGGGAGCACATGGGCTTTGCAAGCCTGAGGTCGGGGTTCGATCCCCCGTCGGTCCACCATGTTTATCTCGGTAAGACAACGGCAGTCGTCAGGTCTCCAAAACCTTGAAGTGAGGGTTCGAATCCTTCCCGGGATGCCAAAATTTCTGTTGGGGATTAGTTAAATGGTATAACATCGGATTTTGATTCCGGATTTGGGAGTTCGATTCTCTCATCCCCTGCCAAATAAATGGAAGCGTTAGCCGAATCGGCATAGCGGCAGCAGTCTTGAAAACTGAGGGCCCAGTGACCCTGGGTGTGTGAGTTCGAGTCTCACCGCTTCCACCAATATGCCTCCATAGCTCAGTTGGTCAGAGCACCGTCTTGATAAGGCGGGGGTCCGTGGTTCGAGCCCACGTGGCGGCACCACAGGCGACGTAGCTCATCAGGTAGAGCAGCAGACTGAAAATCTGTGTGTGGTTGGTTCGAGTCCAACCGTTGCCACCAAATTCTTGTTGACACTGCGATGTGTTGACTAT